ACTGCAGCAAGGTCACCATTCCGGGCCTGATTCCAGACGCTGGCTTCAACGACAGGGGCCGGCTCAAGACCCCGTACCAGTCGCTGGGCGCCAGGGGTGTCAATTACCTGGCCAGCAAGCTGCTGATCAGCTTGTTCCCGCCCAACTCCAGCTTTTTCAAGCTGGAAATCGACGATCTGGCCCTGCGCGTTGCAGAGGCCGGACCAGAAATCAAGACCGAACTGGACACCGCCCTGGTGCAGGTGGAGCGGGCGGTCATGTCCGTGTTTGAAACCGCTGGCGGCCGGGCTGCCATGCACGAAGCGTTCAAGCACCTGCTGATTGGCGGCAATGTGCTGCTCTATGTGGGCGAACAAGGCCTGCGCGTCATTCACTTCAACCAGTTCGTGGCATGCAGGGACCCGATGGGGAACCTGACCGAGTTGGTCGTGGAAGAGGAGGTCTATCCCGACGCCCTGCCGCCATCGATGTACGCCGAGTTGGAAGACGAGGCCGAGAATTACGAGTCGACCGGCGGCCGCAGCAGCGCCAAGACCGTCAAGATTTACACCCGAGTCGAGTTCGAGCAAGGCAAATGCCACTGGTGGCAGGAGGCCAAGAACAAGGAAATCCCTGGCACCCATGGCATGTGCGATGCAGACGTCGCGCCATGGATCCCCTTGCGCTTCAACCGCGTTGACGGCGAAGAGTACGGCCGCTCGTACATCGAGGAGTATTACGGCGACCTGCTGGCCCTTGAGTCGCTGTACCAGTCGGTGCTGGAAGGCGCTGCAGCCGCGGCCAAGATCCTGTTTTTGGTTAACCCCAACGGCACCACCAGGCCCAGAACCCTGGCCAATGCTGCCAACGGCGCCATTGTCCAGGGCAACGCCAACGACGTGACGGTCATCCAAAGCCAAAAGAGCCAGGACCTGGGCATTGCCCAGAACACTATCGACCGAATCGAAGGGCGCCTGCAGTTTGCGTTCTTGCTGAACACCGCGATTCAGCGGCCCGGGGAAAGGGTGACTGCGGAAGAAATCCGTTACATGTCACAGGAGCTGGAAGCCGGCATTGGCGGCCTGTACTCCATCCTGACCCAGGAGCTGCAGCTGCCCTTGGTGCGGCGGCTGATGCACATCTTGCGCCGGCAGCGGAAACTTGCGCCTTTCCCCAAGGGCCAGAACGGGCAAGCCCTGGTCAATCCCAAGCCTGTCACGGGTTTGGAAGCTATTGGCCGCGGCGATGATCGCAACAAGCTGGTGCAGTTCATCACCACTGCCACTCAAACCCTGGGCCCAGAGATTGCACAGCGCTACTTGAACTTGGATGAGGCTTTGCGCAGACTTGCCGCGGCCGAATCCATTGACACCACTAACTTGGTGAAGACGTCTGAGCAACTTGATCAAGAAGCTCAGGCCGCTCAGAGCCTGAAACAACAGGATCTGCAGCGAGAGTTGCTCATGACCGGCCTCAAGTCCCCTGCCCTGGGGCAAGTGGCCGCCAACTACACCCAACCAGGAGCCCCTTATGGCCCGCAGTTCCCAGAAGGAACCGACCCCACAGCCGCAGGAGCAGTCCCTAACGCTCTCCCAGCAGCCCAGTCGCAACCAGGTGTCCCTTCAGGGCCCACCGGCTGACGTTCCTCAGTACGGCCCGACCCCAGAGATCGTGATTGGCAAGGTTGATCCCAAGCCAGTTGCCGAGCCTGCGCCTGCGCCTGTCGTAGAGATCGACGACGACGGATCCATCACCATCCGCTGAACGAGGCAATGCCCGAATCCATCACCATCACAGAACAGCAGACTCCAGCCCTGTCCCCGGAAAACGAACAGATGCTGCAAAACCTCCAGTCGGAGGGTGAGCAGGCAGAAGAAAGCGGCGAACAGCTGCTGGCCGGCAAGTACAAGTCCGTCGAGGACTTGGAAAAGGCCTACCAGGAGGCGCAGCGCAAGCTGAGCCAGCGTGGTCAGGTCGAGGAAGCTGAGGAAGAGGCCGTGGAGGCCGATGACTCCGAGGAGGAGAAACCTCAGTCCGGCGACGCCAAGGAGATTTACGGCGACTTCATTGGCTCGCGCCTTGAAGAGCACGAGATCGACTTCTCGGAAATGAACACCCGCTGGCAACAGACGGGTCAGCTCAGCCCCGAGGACTACAGCCAGCTGCAGGAAGCCGGCTTCAGCCAGGAAATGGTTGACGCCTACCTGTCTGGCCTGCAGTACAAGGCCGCCCAGGACACAGCCCTGACGGTCAAGGAGATCACTGCCATCAAGCAGCAGTACGGCGGCGAGAAGGGCTACTCCGAAATGCTGGAGTGGGCTGCAGACAACCTCAGCGAAGAGGAGATCAAGGGCTTCAACGAGATCGTGACTGGCAACAGCACGATGTCGGCTGTGCGCATGGCAGTTTCCGGCCTGCATGCCAAGTACACGTCCAAGACTGGCGTGGAGCCCAAGCTGATCGGCGGCCGGGCAACCAAGACGTCGACTGACCGGTTTGAGTCCACCGCTCAGCTGGTCGAGGCGATGAAGGATCCCCGGTACCAGGCCGACCCTGCGTATCGCCGGAAGATTGAGGACAAGCTGTCCCGGTCGTCTATCTTCTGATCGCATCATGGCTTCCTTGCCCCGTGCCCTGCCAGGCATGGGGTTTTTTCTTGCCTTGCGCTGTGCCTACACTCTGTGTACCTAGACCCGCTCACTGAAGCGATGGCCCTCCGCGGAGGACACCCAGAGTGAAGGGGAGATAGAGGTCGGGGATTCAACCCAACTTCTCTAGGAGTACAGCAATGGCTGCCCCTAATTTTGACGCTTCGCGTCTTGGCCTCATCAACAACGCCGGTGGCGGTACCTGGGCTGGCGACAACGCCATGTTCCTCCAGGTCTTCGCCGGTGAAGTCCTGACCGCCTTCCGCAAGGCGACCATTTTCGAGCCCCTTCACACTGTTCGCACGATTGCCTCTGGCAAGTCGGCCAGCTTCCCGATCATCGGCCTCAACAGCGCTGCGTACCACACCCCCGGCACAATGCTGACCGGGAACCAGGTCAAGCACGCCGAAGCGGTCATCAAGATCGACGACAAGCTGGTGTCGAACGTCTTCATCGCGGACATCGATGAAGCCAAGAACCACTACGACGTGCGTGCCCCCTACTCCTCGGAGATGGGCAACTCCCTGGCCTACAGGTTCGACCAGAACGTGGCGGCCATGATTGCCAAGGCTGCACGGACCGCCACCAACTTCAACACCGACCTGCCTGGTGGCACCCGCATCAAGATCGTGGCTGCTTCCAAGTCCGCGATCACTGGCGCCCAGCTGGCCACTGCACTGTTCAGTGCAGCCCAGAAGATGGACGAGAACAATCTGCCCGAGAACGACCGCTACTGCGTGCTCGCTCCGGCCGAGTATTACAAGCTCGTCCAAGAGACCAACGTGATCAACCGCGATTGGGGCGGTGCTGGCGCCTATGCCGACGGCACCGTGCTGAAAGTGGCTGGCATCACCATCCAGAAGTCGAACCACCTGCCCACCACCAACCGCTCTGCGGTCACCGGTGAGCAGAACGACTACAGCGCCAACTACACCGACTCGGTGGCCCTTGCCTTCAACAAGATGGCAGTGGGCACGGTCAAGCTGATGGACCTGCGCATGGAGCAAACCGGCTCTGATGTGCATGCCCTCTGGCAAGGCACCTTCATGGTCGCTTCGATGGCACTGGGTACCAACATCCTGCGCCCCGACTGCGCCGTGGAGATCTACACCGCCACCAGCTGACGGTTCACCCTGGGGCCCTTCGGGGCCCCTTCCCTTTCACGAGCTGACCAATGACCCTGTCTCGCACCAGCTACCTGGAAGCGGTCAACCGCGTCCTCCAGATGATGGGCGAGGCGCCCGTGAACAGCTTGCAAGGTCAGTTTGGCCTGGCCCAGCAGGCGGACGACATGCTCAAAGAGGTCAGCCGCAAGGTGCAGACAGACGGCTGGTCTTTCAACACCGATTACGAGCGGGACATGGTCCCCGACTCCGTGACCAAGGAAGTGGCGGTCGGCACCAACATCAGCAGGGTGGTGGTCGACATCTACAACTACCCGTCCCTGGACGTTGTGCAGCGCGGCAACAGGCTCTACGACCGTCGCGCCAACAGCTACCAGTTCAGCCAGCCGTTCAAGGCTGACGTGACCTACATGCTGGATTGGGAGGAGCTGCCAGAGCACGCCCGCCAGTACATCACTGTCAAAGCCGGCCGCCACCTGCAGGAAGCAATCCTGGGCAGCGCCGACCTGAGCAAGATCAACATCACAGCCGAAGCCGAGGCAAGAGCTCTGTTCCTGGAGGAGGAGACCTACGTCAGCCAGAACAGCATGCTGCGTGGCAATCCGAACCACACGGCAGTATTCATGACCTACATGCCCAGCCGTGCCCTGCAGCGTTGAGCCATGCCTCTTGTCAGCAGCTCCATCCCCAACCTGATCAACGGGGTCAGCCAGCAGCCGGCTGCCTTGCGCCTGGCGTCTCAGGCTGAGCAGGTCATCAACTGCCTGCCGTCTCCGGTCGAAGGCCTCAAGAAGCGACCGCCGACTTACCACGTTGCCAAGCTGTTTTCTGGAACAGCTGGCACTGGTCGGCCCTTCACGACCATCGTCGACCGTGATGGCACCATCCAGTACCTGGTGCTGATTCAGGACAACGCCTTGAAGGTCTTTGGCCTGGACGGCACAGCAAAGACGCTGGCCACGCCTGACGGAACTGGCTACCTCAACATCACAGGGGAGCCCAGCAACACGTTTCGGGTGGCGTCCGTGGCGGACTACACCTTCATCGTCAACCGCGAAAAGACGGTGGCGATGACCGCTGAGCTGTCTCCCGCCTGGGGCACCAAGTCCATGGTGTTCGTAAAGGCGGCCGACTACTCAACGACCTACACCATCAAGGTCAATTCCACCACCGTCACATACACCACGGCCAACTCGGGCGGCGCAACGCCAAGCGTGGTTGACGTTGCCAGCAACCTGGCCACAAGCCTGTCGTCGGCCCTGGGGGCTGGCTGGACGGTCAGCGCCTACGAGTCCAACGTCATGATTGCCAAGAACGACGGGACTGATTACACCCTGTCAACCTTGGACAGCCGTAGCGGCGAGATGATCGTCGCCGTCAAGGGCAGCGTGGACAGCTTGTCGGACCTGCCTGTCAGGGCAGAACACGGCTTCATCGTCAAGATTCAAGGCTCGGCCGCCACTCGGCTGGACGACTACTACGTCAAGTTTGTCGCCAATGCTGGCAGCGGCACTGGCCACGGCGTCTGGAAAGAGACCGTGGCGCCAGGGATTGTCTACAAGTTTGACGCGACCACCATGCCGCATGTGCTGGTGCGCGAAAGCAACGGCACCTTCACCTTCAAGAAGTTCGACTGGTCGGCCCGGGTGGCAGGCGACGCCGACACCGCGCCCAACCCCAGCTTTGTCGGCAGCACCATTCAGAACGTCAACCTGTTTCGCAACCGACTGGCCTTGCTGGCTGACGAAAACGTCATCCTGTCTGCCGCCGACAGCTACGACCGGTTCTGGCCTGAAACGGTGCAGGCCGTCGTCGACAGCGACCCAGTCGACCTGACAACCGGCGGCCGGGA